CTGTATCTTTTTACCCCGAAAACGCCTCAATAAGTCATTATCGGCTTGAATCGGATACAGAACAGTCATGACGGCTGAAAACGGCTCTATCGGGCTGCAAACGGCTGAGGTAGGGGTAACAGAACCTCGTTATGGGTCACAAACCCCTAGAATCAGGTCTAAGCCCAGTGAATTGCCTACTAGAGGCGATGAAATGATTCAGTTCTGCAAAGATATTGCTTTCCCGTTGCTACCCTGGCAGGAAAACCTGGCCAGAGACTGCCTGCGATATAAACCAGATGGCCGATGGCTACATCCACTAATCGGCATCATGCTCCCTAGGCAACAGGGTAAATCTACTTTTATGGCGCTAAGAATCTTATTTGGCATCTATGTATTAGGCGAAAAGATGCACCTGGCAACCGCTCATAAGTTAACTACATCTAGCGAAATTTTTTATAAGGTCTCTGAGATTATAGACGGGTCTCAATTACTGCTAGATAACTTTGCCAAGAAATATGAGTCCAAGGGTTCTCAAGAGATTAGATTTAAGAATAAGGCTAGATATCTAATCAGAGCCGGGAACTCGGCAGCGCGCGGTATTGCCGCACCCGATGTAATCCACATCGACGAATTGCGTGAGTTTGACACTGAAGACGTATGGAGTTCTATGCGCTTTACCCAAATGAGTAATGCCAATCCTCAGGCATACGTCTACTCTAATGCAGGTCATGCTAACTCGGTTCTATTGCATAAGTTTCGTGAGCGAGGCATGGCAGCCAGTGAAGGCGCAGATGATTCTATTGGCTGGTTTGAATGGAGCGCTGAACCAGGGGCTGAAATTACAGACAAAGAAGCCTGGTATCAAAGTAACCCTAGCCTTGGCCATACAGTCCATGAAGATAATATTAAAGACAGCCTGTCAGACCGTGAGGATATATTTAGAACGGAAATCCTTTGCCAGTTTGTCTCGATGATTAACCCGGTCATCTCAGAGGCCGAATGGAAGAAGTGCAAGGTTGATGATTTACCACAATTAAACGTCGAGCAAGATACCTGGATGGCGATAGATTTAAGCCCGGACAGAAAACACGCAAGTCTCGTTGCTGGCCAACGCCTAAGTCAGGATAAGTTTATGGTTAGCCTTTTGCACACTTGGTTTAACCCAGTCAACCTAGACGATAAAGAAATGGCTAACGATATTGCTTACTGGGTTCGTAAGTTCCCAGTTAACGCGGTTGCTTACTCAAAGTCGACAGCCTCAGCAGTGGCAGCGCGTCTAGCACCTGCCGGAATCCCAATCCATGAAATTACAGGCCAGGAATACCAGCAGTCATGCGATGAGTTCGTTTCTGCGGTTTCTAGCCTTCGACTGGCACACTCTGACCAGGAAGAACTAACTAAACAAGTTCTTAGCGCAGTTAAATTAACTCGAGGCGATGGTGGTTGGGTAATGGGCCGAAAGGCTTCTGGAATTGTGTGTGGAGCGGTTGCGGCTGCGATGGTTACACACTTTGCGACACGCGCTGAATCTGAAGTAGACATTCAGATAGGATAATGTCTAGACAATAGCGTATAATATGTCCAATGGGAATCCGGGACATCTTTACTACATCAAAAGCCGCAGTCGAGATTACAGTCGACGCCGCTTCTACCCCTGCGCCGTTTAATAACACGGCTTCATTTAATCCTTTTGTATTTACTCAATCAGTTGCTTCACGTCAACAGGCCATGGCGGTTCCTACTATTGCTCGCGCCAGAAATATTATCTGCTCGACTTTAGCGGCTTTACCTTTAGAACAATATTCAATGGTGAACGGCTCACACATGACCACACCGGCAGTAATTAATCAGCCAGACCCACGAGTTCCTGGCTCTGCTATTTATGCATGGTTGGCGGAAGATTTACTTTTCCATGGTGTTGGGTATGGTCAGGTTCTTGAGCAGTATGGGGACACGGGCAGAGTACGCGCGTGGACTCGTATCGCTCCAGACCGTGTAACAGTAAAATTAAACAGCCTGCAAACAGAAATCGTAGGCTATCAAGTTGACGGTTCAGTAGTTCCAACTCAAGGCGTAGGTTCTTTAGTAGTTTTTTACGGGCTTGATGAAGGTTTACTAAACCGAGCAGGCCGAACAATTCGCGCCGCTCATGCACTAGAGCAAGCAGCAGAAACTTTTGCTAAAGAGCCCGTACCACTACAGGTTCTAAAGTCTAATGGCACTAATCTTCCGGCTGAACGCATTTCTAAACTTCTCGAGTCATGGCGTACAGCCCGACTTACTAAATCCACTGCGTTTCTTAACGCGGACGTTGAATTGCAGGCGTTAGGTATAGACCCAGCCAAATTGCAACTGAACGAGGCTCGTCAATATGTTGCGCTTGAGTTAGCCCGCGCCTGCAACCTTCCTGCATACTTTGTAAGCGCTGAGACTACGAGCATGACCTACTCTAACAGCGTTTCAGAACGTCGCTCGCTTATTGATTTCTCTATGAAGCCAATCCTAGCAAGCATTGAACAGCGCTTATCTATGCCGGATTTTTGCCCGTCAACCGGAGAAATCCGATTCTCGTTAGACGAGTTTCTACGTTCTGACGCTTTGGCTCGCGCTCAAGTTTACGAAATTCTAAATCGCATAGGCGCTATGAGTGTCGAGCAGATTCAAGAAGAAGAAGACCTTATCGATAACAAGGAGAACATCTCGTGAAGATAACCATGCCATATGCCATTACTGCGGCGGATGCAGAATCCCGAATTATCGCAGGTCGCATCGTTTCCTGGAACGCTGAAGGTAGCACCTCAGCAGGACGTACTATGTTCAAAGAAGATTCAATTACTATGGCTAAAAACATTAAATTAGTTCTACAGCATGACGTTACTCGTCCGCTTGGAAAATTAGTTTCCTTTGAAAAAGATGCCACAGGTATTACAGCAGAATTTCGTATCGCCAAGACAACAGCCGGTAATGATGCGCTTGAAGAAGCAGCAACTGGACTGCGTTCCGATTTTAGTGTCGGCGTAGATGTTGCAGAGTGGGATAACGAAGATGGCGTTATGGCCATAAGCGCAAGTAACTTAATCGAGGTCAGCCTCGTTACAGACGGCGCAATTCCAGGAGCCGAGGTCGAAAAGGTCGCGGCTGAGGACACACAAGTTTCTGAGACAACTCAGGAAGAAACAAAATCAACTACAGAAGGAGAACAAGTGTCAGACACTACCGTTCCAGAAGTTGCTCCTGCCGCAGAAACGGTAGAGGCTGCAAGAGTTGAAGTTAAGGCTGCAACAGCACCTTATATTTCAACAACTGTTCGTAACCCAATCGTTGATAAGGCTTCTTATCTCGAGCACTCAGTCCGCGCCTCACTTGGCAACGACCAATCAAAAATGTATGTTGCAGCAGCAGCAGACACAACAGACAACGCTGGTCTAGTACCAACACGTCAACTTACAGAAGTCATTAACGGCATCTCAGACGCAGACCGTCCATTTATCGACTCAATTACTCGTGGCGCATTACCTGATGCAGGTATGACTTTCGAGATTCCTAAGATTACAGTTGCTCCAACAGTTGCAGTTGCATCTGAAGGCGGAACTCCATCAAACACAGACATGAACTCTGCGTTTGTTTCAGTAAATGTTCAGAAATTTATTGGGCAACAAATTTTTAGCCTTGAAATTCTGGACCGGTCTTCGCCCGCCTTCTTCTCTGAATTGGTTCGCCAAATGGAATTTTCTTACGCAAAAGCAACAGATACAGCAGTCGGTACTGCTTTAATTACAGGTGGAACAGACGGCGGAAACCGCGCAGCACTTACAACGGGCGCTCTAGTATCTGATTTCGTTTCAGATGCAGCAGTTTCTATCTACAAGGGAACTCTCGGGTTTGCACAGAACATTGTCGTGTCTCCAGAACAATGGGGCGCTCTTATGGGCTTGGTCGATTCTTCAAATCGCCCAATCTTCCAACAGACAATCAACCCACAGAACGCTGGCGGAACTTTGACAGCGACCGCAATTCGCGGAAACCTTCTTGGTCTTAACCTTCGCGTTTCAACTGCGTTGACAGACACAGCAGGTCTTGGTGACAACACACTAATCGTTGTAAATCCAGAGGCTTACACATGGTACGAATCACCACGTCTATCACTTCAGACAAATGTGATTTCAACAGGCCAGGTACAGGTTGCTTACTACGGTTACGGCGCAATTGCTACTAAGTTGGCAGCAGGCGCTTACCGTTACATGGTTTCCTAACCAATAACTAATCATGGGGGGGTTGCTGCTCCCGGTGGCCCCCCCAGTCGTTTAATAGAGAGGATGTAGAAATGGCTTCAATCGTTACAGTTGCAGAACTAAGGTCTATCCTTGGCGTTTCTACATCCCTTTATTCCGACGCATATTTAACAGACGTTATAGATACGGCTGAGGCGGTAATTTTGCCTATGCTCGTAACTTACGCGTCACCTATATCCCGTGTAGAACTCCAGGATAACGTCGCCACTTATTCATGCCTAGGCGAAAACAATTTTTCAGCGGGTCAGAGCGTAGTCATCACAGGATGCGGCTCCCCGTTTAACGGAACCTTTACAATTCTTGAATCTAGCAACTATGACATAGACGCGTTTATTATTAACTCTAACGCTCGAGTCTTTGTAGATGGAACTTATAGCGATTTTAGCGGATTCTTTACAGTAGCAATTACTAACGCGGATATCGATGGCAGAAACGTCATCCCTTCAGGTAAGGCTACTCTTTCAGGTGCTGCAACTTATGTAGGCGTAAGCGCCGTGGAGTCAGCAGTCCTAGCAGTATCGGTAGAAGTTTTTCAATCTAGAATTGCTCCAGGTGGTCAAATTGAAGGAATCGACTTTACTAACGTAAGTCCCTATCGCCTTGGGCGCAGTCTCTTTAATCGCGTATCAGGACTACTAGGGGCATACATCGACACCGATTCAATGGTGCAATAATGCCTAATACAATCCTGGATACAGTTCGCACTCCATTAGCAACAGCCTTTGCAAACGTTGCAGGTAATGTCTACGCCTACGTTCCAGAGGCTCCTATGGTTCCTTTTGTAGTCATGGTTCCAGACTCTCCTTATCT